AGGTGCGATCTCAAGTTTCAGTTTCTTGTCCGTCATGTTTTTTCCTCAGTCGAAGTAGTTCATCAAGCATCCGCTCCATCTGGTCTGCGGCGTGTAAATGGAACGGGCTGATGGGGATGTTGTTTGCGAGGGTTCTCATCATGCCGATGGTGACGCGAATGGAGTGTTCGGATACGGGCATCTTGGGTTTAGGTTCCCTAGCGGCCTGTATCTGCGCCAGTATCTCGGCCCCGCGCTTGCGGTGATACTCCCGCTCTTCCTTGGTCTGTTTGGGTTTCTGGTTTGCGTTGTGGTCGCCGCTCATCCCTGCCCCCTTGCTCTGATGGCTTTGACACAGTTCTCTGCCGTCACGGAATAGATCGGCTTTACTCGTTTAATTTCTTCTTCACACACCTTCGCACACGCCTCACGCTCGGCTAGACAGCATGGCTTGTTTGGTTGGCCTTCTCGTGCCTCCATCAAGTCCATCAACTTCAGGTATCTGTTTTGCCATGTTGCTTCGACTTGCACGGCAACAAGGGCGGCGAACTTCTCGGCGTACTCAAGCCCGATGATGGGCATCCAATGCACATCCGTCGCCAGATAAAGCCCGGCCTCTTGCGCCAGTCGGATGATGTCTTCCTTCGTCATCCCTGCCCCCTTGCCTTGAGCATGGCGTCTGCCATCGTGTACGCAAATCCGGCAACCCTGTCGCAGTCCAAATCCACATCGGTGCGGATCGACTCCATGATGGCGGGATAAAACATTGTGGTCAGCGCCTTGGCAGCGAAGTAGTCGCGCAGGGTCATGCCGTCGCTGCCGTTGATTGAACGCATCAGCGGAAACGCTGCCCCGCCGTTATTGATCTCGCTCATGCTTCACCTCCAATCCCGTGTGCGCGTTCGATGGCGCGTGCGATTGCATATGGGTCATAAGAAAAGGCTTCGGCGCATACTCGCTTCATCTCCTCATCCGTCAGCGGCTTGCGCTGCTTTCGCATGTGCTCCACTGCACGCATGGCTGTCAGTTCACCAAGGTAGTCGTAGCAGAGCGTCTCCAGGCGTTTGTTCTCCGCATGAAGGCGGCGTAGTTCGGCGGCGGCTCTGTTGTTTACGTTGATCAGTTCTGGATGCTTGTCGGAAACTTCCAAAGCATTTGCCAACATCAGTGCGTCTAGTTCCGTGCTCATACCAACCCCCACAAGTAAGTCAGCAACATCATCAGCGTCACGAACGGGGCAAGGAACACCACGACCAAGACGGTGATCAACCAGTACAGGACGATGAATTCACCAAGCCATTTCATGCTGCCGTCCTGTGCTCCTCGGTTGCCTTGGACTCCAACTTCTCCTCTACCGCCAGGAGAAGGTCGGCCAAGTCTTGGTCCAGTAGGTGCAACTTCTTGTTCCACCTTTGGATGGTCAACTTGATGTCCCGCAGCAACTCGTCCTTTAAACCCTCGTCTCCTAGTACGCGGGTCGTTAAACGGTAGCCGCCACCGTTCTCCCGATCAGTTGGCAGACTGACGAAGGCACGGACCTCTACGGGGTCATGCTCTACCAACTTGATCCTGCACCGTTGAATCAGTGCTCGGGCTTCTTGCTTGCGGAAAGCATCAGCCGCCTTTGAATCATCCCAAGTGAAGTGCTTGTGCAGGATGTTGTTCTCATCCCGTGCCAGTTCAATCACTTGATCAACCATCAACATGCCGCCGTTCTTCTTGGCGACCTGTGTCAGATATTTACGTTCCATTTCCATTTCAATCTCCTTTGGTTTAAATGCCTGCCTTGCCGAAACTCACCAGAACTCACCTCTACGTGCCCTGCCTTACCTGCCGAACCTGAACACACCATGCCTTGCCGTGCCACGCCTGCCTTGAATTGCCTTTCCTAGCCCCGCGATTCCGAGCCTAGCCTGCCTCACATCGCGACACCGGAACACTCCAGGCCGTGCCGGGCCTTGCCTGCCTGTCCACTCCATGTTGCGCCTCTCCGTTCCACGCCCGGCCTTGCCTGCCGTGCCGATCCTGAACTTGCCAAGCCGGGCCTTGCCGTGCCACGCCTGCCTTACCTGATCAGTCCGGTCCACACCGCACCATGCCTTGCCCAGCCTCGCCTCACCTGCCTCTCCACACTAGGCCAATCCAAGACGCACCACGCCTAGCCTTACCTGCCTTGCCCTGCGTTGCCATGCCACGCCGTGCCTCGCCTGCCGTGCCCGTCCTAGCCTAGCCCATCCCCGCCCGTCCGCGCCGAGCCGAACGCTGCCGCACCAAAACAAGCCTTGCCTGCCTGAACGATCCTGTCCTTGCGGTAACTAGTCCCGCCTAGCCTGCCGTGCCTCGCCGGAACAGACTGCACCTATCCCGGCCTTTCCTTACCTGCCTTGCCAAACCACGCGCTGCCGAAACACACCTATCCGCGCCTAGCCCCGCCTGCCTTGCCAGACCTGACGCTACCGTGCCTTGCCCCGACATACCCCTCGGAGCCTTGCCTGCCGTGCCACAACAAACCAATCCGGACCGATCCTCGCCCGGCCATTCCGTGCCCCGCCTTGCCTGCCGAGCCAAGCCCTGCGCCGCCTTGCCGCGCTAGGCCCGGCCTAGCCTGCCTTACTTGATGCCGTACTTGGCAATCACTTCCTTCTCTCGGTCGGTAGGCACCACATTAAACAGACCGAACCCGCATCCGGCAGAAGCCTTGCTGTCGGGACGACCTGCACCGATACCCACTTGCATCCCGCACCGGGAGACAAGGTTCAAGACATCGGCCATCTTGAACTGGTCCATGTCGTAACGGACACGCAGACGCGCAGCCCAGTTGCGATACATCGGGCGGGAGCGGACATCGACTACACCCGTGGCATTGCGGGTGTGTGCCGTGTAAACCTGACTCTCGCCGTATATACGGACCAAGGGAACACCATCGTTCTTGTCGTAGCCGTCTGCCTCAATGAAGGTGGACAGTTTTGCAAGGGTCATCTTGAACCCGACCAGTCGGCATGCACTGATCATTGCTGCACGGAATGCAGCAGCATTCATGCCCTCCCAGTTCTCGGCGCTGCGATAACGAGCCTCTTCGGCCTCCCTGTCGTAGTCCCGAGCGTCACGGACCTTCTTGCTCCCCGCCGACTTTCCTTCGGCCATCTTTGCCATCAACTCAGCCTTCTTGCTGAATCGTTCTACCACCAGGGGCGCAGCGCCCTCAATGTAGAAATCGGTGACGCCAAACTTAGGCGGGGTGATGATGCAGGTTTCTTCTTTCATGGTTTAAATCTCCAAAATGATCCAAGTTATAAATGCGATCGCGGTGATGATCAGCACAATGGCTAACCAACCCAGATCGTCGAGCCCATCTTCTAGGGTTTTGTTATCCATGCGAGTGCAACGGCGAGACCAAGGCAGATGAATGCCGTGGCTTTGAGAGAGAGGGTCTTCGTCTTCTTTACGATGAAAGCAGACTGGACCATCTCCTCATCTCGCGTCAACATACGAATGGGTGGTTGATACGCGCTGCCGATACGGATGCCGGTGCGCGTTGTGTAGCATGGCGTCTTCATCAGATACTGAACGGGCAGTACGATGTAAACACCCTACGGATGTGATAGGTGCATTGGAAGTCAGCACAGTAAGTGCCTACATACCTAGCGCCCTCACGGGTCTGTATGAAGTCGCAACTGACCAGGGTCCCTGCCCGTGCAAGCGCAGGCATGGAGGTCAGCACCGCAGCCAACAGCATCGCGCCGAAGGCAACTTCAATAGCAACTACAGCCAGTCTTTTCATTTCAATCTCCTTTGGTTTGGTCGGAGGCTTCGACCATTCTTTGCGCCTCTATCTGCTCGTTTACAAGTTCCGCAAATGATCTCCCCGAGGGGAACCGCATCTGAGCAGCCTCATGTTCAGAGACTGCCTTTGATGCAGCCAAGAGCCCATCATTGAACCCCGTGACGTATTTGTCACCAGGGCTGATACGGAGGTCGATGGCCTCGCGTATCAACTGGCTCATTGGAATCTTTGAGTGCTTTGAAAACCGCTTCAACTGGACGTACTTGGTTTCTTCCAGGTACGCCATGAACGGCTTCATCCTATTGGAAAGGGTCATTGGTGGCCTCGTATCGTTTAACCATCTCGTCGAATCGCTCCTGCGCCACCTTGTTGCCGTTGAGTTCGGACCGAGACTGAATGCCAAGGTAGCCGCACAAAGATTCAGCCGCTTCCTCTTCGTTCTTGACCACAAGAAACTCCCAGAAGGTTTCCCGTTTACACAAGATCGCAGCCTGTTGGACTCGGTTGTTGTACGGCGTTGGCGACTCGTCATCCTGAATCCTCACAAGGGCGCAGGCGTACCGCGCCCCCACGAAGTCCCGCATGAGTTCTTCTGGAATCTCATCCGGGTGGACGGACAGGGTCAAGATAAACCCCGTCCGGTCCTGCTTCAAGGCAACCTTACGGGCTTCAAATTGCAAGGCCACGATGGCGCTCCGCCTTTGCGACACGATGCTCAAGGTAGGCGATGATGACGGTCAGTTCCTCAATCTCCTTCTTGAGTCCGTCCACGATTCGGGCGTGTTCGCTCACAGCGTTGCGCATACGATCCATCTCAGGATCACGCTTGACGGGCGGCACATCAAAGGGAGCCGCGACCTTCGCGGGGCGACCGCGCTTGCGCTTGATCTTCGGACCCTTCTTCTCCTGCTTCAGCACGTTGTAAACGTACTGAATGTTGGCGCCGGTGCCAACAGCAATCTGCTTGGCAGTTGCGTTGGGATTGGCCACGAGAAAGGCCACGATGGCGTTGCGTTTGGATGTTGAGACGGGAGCGAAAGACTCCGCCGGGCTGCTAAAAGTAATGGTTTCGGGTTGCATGATTTAAATCTCCTGTTGATCAAAAAGGCACTTCTTCATCATCATCGTTGTGTCGTTGTGGTTCTTCGCCGCGCGGTACATAACGATCTACTGCAAGCGACAGGTAGACCTGCCCACTCTTGCTCTTGCGCTTCCACCCTGACAACTTCACGATGGTCAGGCCGTCCTCGACCTTGATCTTCGTCATGTCCTTCAGGTTGATAGCAATCTCTCCCCAGTAATCGGGGGCCTTCTCGTGCTTCTTCGATTGGGTAGCCATCAGGCGACCCAGGTCGGGCTTGTGTTCAAACGTG